GGGCACGGGCATTGTTGCTAAAGGGGATGGAACGTCCCCTTCGGTGGTTGTGCGCTCGGGAATACCAAAATTCGATTGAAGAGTCGGTTCACCAGTTGCTGGAGGATCAGATTGCCGCGTTGGGGCTGCATTACTTCTACGATGTGCAGAAAAAGGCGATCTACGGGAAGAACGGGACGTACATCGGGTTTGAGGGTCTGCACCACAATGTGATTAACCTGAAGTCGTGGGAGGGCGCGGATGGGGTTTGGGTGGAGGAAGCGCAGACAGTAAGTAAAAATTCGTGGAACATCCTGACGCCGACGATACGGAAAGACGGGTCAGAGATATGGATTACGTTCAACCCGGAGTTTGAGGACGACGAGACGTATGTGCGGTTTGTGGTCAAGCCGCCGAAAAATGCGCTGGTTCGGGAGATTAACTGGCGGGATAACCCGTGGTTCCCAAAGGTGCTGGAGGAGGAGCGGCTTGAGTGTCTGGAGCGCGACCCGGATTCGTATGACCATGTGTGGGAGGGCAAATGTAAGCAATGGCTGGAGGGCGCGATATATGCAAAGGAATTGCGGCTTGCTTACACTGAAAACCGGATAACGAAGGTCGAGTATGACCCGGCGCTCCCGGTATTTACGGCGTGGGACTTAGGTCGGACAGACGACACGGCGATCTGGTGGTATCAGGTGACGCACGGTGAAATACACGTGTTGGAGAGCTATGCGACATCGGGCGGATCGTTGAGCGAGTACGCGACGCAAGTTTTGGGCCGAGAGGTTACGATAAACCTGATTGATGACGAGGTCGTGGCGACGCTGGGGGAGTGGAAACCGGAACTGGCGCACCGCAGGCGATATCGATACGAAAAGCATTGGTTGCCGCACGACGCTAAAGCCAAAACGCTGGCGGCGCAGGGAAAGTCGATTATCCAGCAGTTGGCGACCGCGCTGAAGATCGAGTATCTGGCAATTGTCCCGGATATTGGCGTAGAGGACGGGATTCAGGCGACCCGGATGATTTTTGGACAGTGTTGGTTTGATGAGAACGGCTGCGAGGACGGGCTGAAGGCGCTGCGCCGGTATCAGCGGGAATTGCAACAGGACGAGAAATCGTTTAAAAAGATACCTAAGCACGATTGGACTTCTCATTATTCGGACGCATTTCGGATGTTGGCAGTAGCGACGCAGCGGGAAGTAAAGAAAAAAGTCGAGCAAAAAAAGACGGGGCATGATATAGAACGGTCTGAAGTTGCGGATAAACTGTTCCAGTTGCCGTCGCTGGACGAGTTGTGGAAGTCGGCGTATAGACCGGAATTGAGGTACTGATATGCCGTGGACACAGAAGCAGCATAAGTTGTTTCAGACCGCAGCGCATAGCCCGGAGTTCGCGGCGAAGGTAGGTATTCCTGTCGGCAAAGCGCGGGAAATGGCGTCCGAGGGCGTGAAAAAAGACACCCGATCACGCGGCGAAATCATGGCGTTGATGATCCAGAAAAGGAAATGACATGGGCATGCAAGTCGAAGCGGGAAGTTCGAAAAATATCACGGCCACGGGCAACGTTACGACTGGCGCTGCAGCACTGATCGGGTTCTACGTGAACAGCACGTCCTCGGGTACGCTGGTTCTGAAAGACGGCGGTTCGTCGGGAACGGCACTGGGCGGCACGATTACTCCGGCGATTGGGTTTCACCGGTATCCAGTGAGTACGGGCGGGATTCTGCACGCGACGATTGCAAATACGCTGGATGTAACGTTCTTTTTTGTGCAAACACCCTCGGGTAGCTGATCTTGGCAACCCGCCCTCCTGAAACTGTCCGCGAATCGGTTGCTCGGGCTGTCGAGGGAAGCCCGACCTCGCAGGTCGAGCATTGGCAAGGCATCGTTCGGGCCTACGAACGAAAATTCAAGAATTGGGAAGCCCGTGTAGAACGCATTCTGAAGCGTTACAGGGACGAAAACCGCGACAAGTCAAAAGACGGCGGCTCGGCCAAGTTCAATATTCTGTGGAGCAACGTACAAACACTGTTACCAGCCGTATATTCACGCATGCCCAAAGCCGATGTATCGCGGCGTTTTCGGGACAGCGATCCGGTGGGGCGTGTGGCAGGGCTGATTCTTGAGCGTGCTTGTCAGTACGAGATAGAACACTATCCGTACTTCCGAAATTCCATGAAACAGGCGGTACTAGACCGGTTTTTGGGCGGTCGAGGTACGGCTTGGGCGAGGTATGAGCCGCATATTCGGGCAAAAGCACAGGATTTACCGACCGATGGCGATCAGGTAACAGAAGATGTCGACGAACCGCAAGAAGAACTGGATTACGAGTGCTCGCCCACGGATTACGTGCCGTGGCGGGATTTCGGACATAACGTCTGCCGCACATGGGAGGAAGTGACCTGCGTATGGCGCAAGGTGTACATGACGCGGCAGGCGTGCGTCGAGCGTTTTGGCGAGGAACTGGGAAATAGAATCCCGCTGGACGCTGTACCGGAAGAAATCAAGAAAGACAAGCAAAGTGGTGGCGAGAACGCCAATATGTCCCGTGCGCTGGTCTACGAGATTTGGGACAAGGAAACGCTGAAGGCGTACTGGATGGCACCGGCTATGCCGGAATTGCTGGACGAAAAGGACGATCCGCTGAAGTTGGAAGGATTTTTCCCGTGTCCTAAGCCGCTGTACGCAACGATGACCAACGAGAGTCTGGAACCGATCCCGGACTTCTCGATGTATCAGGATCAGGCCAAAGAACTCGATACGTTGTCGGCTAGGATTCAAGGACTGATTAACGCGCTGAAGATCAACGGCGTGTACGACGCCTCGGTGCCGGAACTCAAACGCATATTTACCGAAGGCGGTAATACAGACCTGATTCCGGTCAAGAACTGGATGCCATTTGCCGAAAAAGGCGGACTGGCAGGCGCTATTGATATTGTCGAACTGAAGCCGATCTACGAGGCATTGCGCGAGGCGTACAACTCGGTTCAGCAGGTATTGCAGCAGATTTATGATCTGACGGGCATTTCGGACATCATTCGCGGCGCATCGAATGCCAACGAAACGGCGACTGCACAACGGATCAAGGGGCAATACGCCAGCTTGCGACTGAAATCGTTGCAGACCGAAGTAGCAGAGTTTGCGTCAGCACTGATCCAGATGCAGGCGCAGATTATTTGCGGTCAGTATCAGCCAGAAACCATCCTGAAAATGGCGGCTGTCGAGGAAATGCTGCCTGAAGATCAGGCGCTGATTCAGCCTGCCATTGAACTGCTGATCGGGCCGGAACGTATGTCTGATCCGGTCAGTGGCGAACAGGGCCGTAATCCAATGCGGTCGTTCCGAATTGAAGTGAATTCGGACACGATGGTTCAGATTGATGAGGATGAAGAAAAAACCAAGCGCGTAGAATTTTTGACATCGATTGGCACATTTATGGAAAAAGCCATGCCGATGGCGGAAGCATCCGAGGAAATGCGTCCATTGATCTTGCAACTGATGAAGTTTGCCGTAGGCGCGTTCAAGGTGGGTAAAACCATCGAAGGCGCGTTTGATGCCACGATTGAGAAGTTTGAACAGCAAGCCAAGCAGCCCAAGCCGCCCAAGCAAGACCCTGAGATGATGCGTGTGCAAGCCGATACGCAGATTCAACAGGCTCGCGTGCAAGCCGATCAGCAGACAAATCAGATGAAAATGCAGGCGGCTGCACAAGAGGCACAAGCGAAAATGCAAGCAGAAGCACAGGCAGAACAGATGCGTATGCAGGCGGAGTCAGAGCGGCACATGCGCGAGTTGCAGGCCAATGCCGCTGAGAGTCAACGCGCTGCGCAAATTCAGCAAGATACGGAATTGAAGAAAACGGCGTTGCAGGTCGCAGGGCAGATTGAAGTGGCTAGAATCAATGCCGATGCTAAAGACAAAGCCGATGCAAGAGCCTCTGAACTTGCAGGTATGCAAGCGGAAAAGGAGGCACAAGATGATGACTCCGCCGCCCAAGCCGGGGCCGACACACAGCAAATCATGCAGCAATTACTGGAAACCCAGTCCCAGTTGTTGCAGACGATAGCGGCGCCCAAGCAAGTCATGCGCGATGAAATGGGTCGCGTGATTGGCATGCAGGTCGTCAAGTAAGCAATGGCAAATAACACGCTACTCAATCCCGGCTACGGCGGCGATGTTATTCGCACCGTGGATGAGGGGAATGTAAAGACGCAAGCTGTTGTATTGATGGGATCGCAGGACAACGGGAAGCTGGCGTATGTTCCGGCTACTCAAGAAGGGCACTTAGAGGTTGCAATCCATGCTCCGCGACTGCCTTTTGGTTCGCTGCACACAGAATCGTTGATCCCTGTCTTTCAGGGCGATGGGGTGTATGGTCCCAATTCCTTCGGTACGATACAGACTACTGGATTGGCAGTAGGGACTGGAACCGGGTCAGGCTCGATTGCAGGGGTTAGCAACAAGATTGTTGCTTCAACGGGCACAACGCAATTTTCCTTTGCGTCTATCCAAAGCCGCAGGCGGCTGCGGTACAAGGCGGGACAGGGTGTTGTCGGGCGGTTTGCAGGATTCTTTACCGGAGCGGTCGCCAACTCGATTCTTGTCGCGGGATTCGGGACGGGGGAAACGACGCTTGCGTTTGGGTACAACGGGACGAGTTTTGGCGTCCTGTATTCGACGGGAGGCGTGCGAGAAATTCATACCTTCACGGTGACGACTGCCTCGACATCGACGCAGCCTTACAACGTGACATTGCCAAACACGGCGGTGGTAAACGTCACCGCGACAAACAACAGCAGTACAACGCGAACTGCATATGAGATAAGTCAAGGGACGTTCCCCGGTTGGGAGGCATCATCGGTCGGTGCGACTGTCATATTTGTGGCGTCCTCGGCTGGAAACAAATCGGGATCGTTCAGCCTTGCTCAAAGCGGCGCGGCGACGCCCGCTGCTGGAACAGACGCAGAGACCCTTGCTGGCGTGGCTTCCACCGATACATGGATTCCGCAAGCAAGCTGGAACGGCGATGTGATGGACGGGTCGGGAAGCGCGTCCAATCCCTCGGGCTTCAATCTGGACCCGACCAAAGGCAACGTGTACCAGATCGGGTTGCAATATCTTGGTTTCGGGTCGATCTCGTTTCAGGTCGAGGCCTACTCCGGTGACAACAACCCGGAGTTTGTGACTGTCCACACGATCAAATATCCCAACACATCAACCAGCACAAGTATGTCGCAGCCTAGTTTCCCGTTTCTGGCTGCGGCGTATTCGGCGGGGAGCACTACGAATTGCAGCGTTTCGATTGGCTCCTATGCGGGATTCAACGAAGGGGAACCAGTCAATCTTGGTCCGCGTAGTTCGTACTCGCGGGATTCGTTGGTGACAAGCAGCACAACAGTGTTTGTCCCCATCGTGACCGTCAGGAACGCGCTGGTGTTCAATGGTCGGGCTAACCAGTCGGTCATAAACCTGCTCGATATGGGCGGCTCTGCAAATGGAAACGCGAACGCATCCACAAAGTTTTATTTGGTGCGAAA